ATGAGAGGTTCTTTATTGTTGCCGAGCAACTCAAGTATTGGGAGCTGGAAGGATTCACTCCACAGGAAGCTATGGAAGCCCTGGACCTAAAACCCACACGATATACAGGCAAGGGATTTTACCGTGCAAACTTTTATGATGTCGGCCTGGCAATGATCAAACATTATAAATGGCTGATGAAATGACGATTAGTTACACTCTTACTTATTTTGATGTTTTTGGTATCGCAACATTGATTGCATTGTATATCAATTATCTCATGTCAAAGAAATGATATGCCGAGGAAAAAGATAATATGTGTAGGCAAATGTTTTATATGCAAAACGAAACATTACGCACATTTAGGCGGATGGGTAATCAATGGATCCGACAAACTGCTGTGTTACGAGCTGGACTATGAAACAGGACAACTCAGAAAAGACTGCTTCACACAAGCCCAAACTATCGGAAGATCAGAAATGGATGTTACTTTTCCACGACCTGGATCTCGGTCTGGAGAAGATGACACCACGGTATTATTGGGATTGCTTAAAGAGGATTTACAATGACTTCAAAATGTGATACTGAACAAGCTAATTATAAGCAAGACACATCTACGACAGAGGGCTTGCTTAAAGCCTTAAACCAAAAACATTCTTATAAAAAAGCAGATAACAGCAAGCTAATTATTAGCATGCTAAAAGATGCTACGAAACATTGTAGCCCTAATTATATCGTAGCTAAAGATAGAGGACTAAAAGAGGGCTATGTCCAATCACAAGCCAATAAGAAACTTTCCATAGCAAGCAAGAACATGTCCAGAGATGCCTGGGCCAAATTAGCACACAAAGTATCGAACATGACTGATAGGGAGCTGAAGGCTTGGATAAAAACCTAAAAGCTCGCATCAAAGGCATAACGGACCAAGGCATCAATAAACTTGATCAGCTCTTTGACGAAGCATGCCGAACAGAGAAGGGACTTCCATCAGTACGACACAAACACAAGCTCACCTATTGGCCTGACTATAAGACGGATTGGTTAGCCTATGGATATGGCAACAACAAGACACGATTGCCAAAACCAACACCACAACAATTAGATCGCTATGACATAGCCTGGCAGATCCTATTGCATTATTGCGACCAGGATGACAGAAGACTCATTTGGTCTGTGAATATGACAGGAGCTTACCGTGATAGAGGACCTAATTGGGCCAAAGTAGCGAACCAAATGCACTTAGATCCACGAACCGTGAAGAGACGATACCTGGATGCTTTATACAAGCTATGGTATGTCAAGCTACCAACAGCACAAAATGTGTTGCCAATGACACGAAAAAAGGCTACTAATTGATAACCTAGGGCTTTTGTGTCCTCTCCTTCCAGGTTAACAACAAGACACAACCTTTCTAAAAATACAACCCTCCTCCCTACAGGCTTGATACAGCCGTAATGCTGTATGCTCTAGGCAAGCCTAACACGGAGATAAAGGACAAGATATGCTAGAGACAATTCAAGACAAGATATTAAATCTATTTCATAACTTAACACCAAGAGGACTACAGATCCTTTTAGGTAGCACATTAGCTGGTGCAATAATATTGCTGATCATCTAATGGCACGAGTTAACAAGAAGACATTCCAAAAGATATTAGACCGTATAGTAGACGGTGAGAGCCTGACGCAGATCTGCAAGGATGACGATCTACCATCTGATAGAACAGTCTTACGACATGTACAAGATAGCGAAGAAGACTTTGAAGCATACATGAAGGCACGAGCCTTACAAGCTGAGAAGATCCATGACACCATGATGGACATGTGGAACGAAAGCTATCCAATAGATGTCAAAGAGAAACACACAGAGATATTAAGACGAGACAAGACGAGCTATTGGTTAGACAAGAGACGAACACAATTGCAACCAAGAGGTAGCTTGCGTAACAAAGTAGAAGACAAGAAAGAGTCTGGTGAGATAACGATTAGATGGGGAGATGACAATGGGTAAGATGTCTTATGCTAACATGCTTCCTCCAGGACAAAAGCCTACAACTGATCAAAGCAATACTAGACGAACAGGAGCAAAGGATCTTGGAGGAAGGCCAACTAAGTATGGCTTCAAGAGACCAAGCATTAATATTCGATAGGGGTGATAGACCGTTGTAGTATGCATGGCCCTGTCGTTGTTCATGCGCACATGCGATTGGCGACAGCTCCAGGGGATCGGCTCCCCTAGTTATTGGCTGAGTTCTGCGGTTAAATCAATCGCATCAACACATACATCAACATATATACGAAAAACCTGGCACCTACCCCCAAAAAAAGTCGCCTGGGTTCTAGTAGCGTATAACACCGATCAAGGAGTCACACACATTGCCTGAGATAGTTATTCCATATACTCCCAGAGAATTGCAAAATGAATTGCATACTAATCTGGATAAGCATAGATGGGCCGTCATAGTCTGCCACAGAAGATTTGGCAAAACAGTTATGGCTATAAATCATTTGCTTCGAGCAAGTATTCTTTGCGATAAACCTAATCCTAGATTTGCATATGTAGCTCCAACATATAGACAGGCGAAATCTGTGGCCTGGGACTATATAAAACAATTTACGAATAAGATCCCTGGAATAAAATATAATGAAACAGAATTGCGATGCGATTTGCCCTCTGGTGCCAGAATAACTTTATTAGGATCAGAAAACCCAGATAGCTTGAGAGGTATTTATTTAGATGGATGTGTTATCGATGAGGTAGCGGATATGCCAGAGAGTATCTTTCCAGAAGTTATCAGACCAGCTTTATCAGATAGAAAAGGGTTCTGTTATTTTATTGGGACTCCTAAAGGTCATAATATGTTTTTTGATCTTTTTGAAAATGCACAACAGCAAGACGAATGGTATTCAGTTGTCTATAAGGCGAGTGAAACAAATATATTAGATGAGGAAGAATTAGAACAAGCTTCTCAGACGATGTCCTCAGATCAGTATGCTCAAGAGTTTGAGTGTAGCTGGGTAGCAAATATACCTGGTGCCATATACGGCCAGGAGCTAGAACAATTGCAAGAGGATGGCATGATCACAACGGTGCCTTATGATCCATCCCAGCGAGTAGATACATGGTGGGATCTCGGATTAAATGATTCGACTGCTATCTGGTTTACACAAACATCCAGAGGTGGAGCTGTATCGGTCATAGATTATTATGAAGTAAGGAACGAAGGGCTTCCGCATTTCGTACATGTATTAGAAGAGAAGGATTATTTATACGGCACCCACAATGCACCACATGATATTGAGGTCCGTGAGTTAGGTACAGGAAGATCCAGGAGAGAAGTCGCCTATGATCTAGGAATAAATTTTCGAGTGGTTCCGAAACTTCCCCTGGAAGATGGGATCCATGCCGTGAAGATGTTACTGCCGAGATGTACCTTCGATATAAAAAATTGTAAGGATGGTGTAGAAGCCCTCCGACATTATCATAGAGCCTACAATGAACGGACTAGAGCTTTTAGAGCTACTCCTGTTCACGATTGGACCAGCCACGGTGCCGATGCTTTTCGTTACCTGGCTATCGGAATGAAACAACACAAATTAGAAAAGGCACCACAAGCTTATGCAGATAATAAGTGGGAGCCATTAAATAATAGGAGACAAGCCATTGGCTAAAAAGAAAAAGGTTTATGTGCCTGTTGAAACACAACAGCAAAGTAATAAGAATGATTTATTAGAGCAAGATCCTGTTGCTCCAAAGGTCGAGCCGTACACAACTCCTTTTTCACAAAAGACAACCTACACAGATCCAACAACAGGCAAGAGCATAATGATTAGGCCTGGGGAAGGTGTAGATCCGACAATGATAAATGAAGGTGAAACAGTTATCCCTGATGATGTTGTTATTGTTAAGGATATGGTTCAGCGAACAAAAGAAATGCTGTTAAGAAGGTTTGGCCGTAAAAATACTATTGTTACAGGACCGATGGGATTAATGACTCCTGTTACGGTTATGCAAGCCACAGCTTTTGGAACAGAAGAGGGAGCTGATGTATCAGCAACAGCAGAAGAATTAGGCCTAGTAGCAGAAACAGATTTAGATCCAACACTAGATTCTTACCTAGAAAATTACATGTTTGAATCTTCATAGGCGGAAAAAAAATTTTAAAAACGACAAGGAATTAAGATGGGTGCGACAAATATAGATTTAGATGGAATTATTGATCCAAGCCTACTGCAAGCTCAAGTACGAAGGGCTGGTATCGATGGTGAAACATTAGGTGTTGGTCCCAATGCTACAACAGGAGCAACTCTTCTTGATACTGAAGTTATAAAGGCTGGAGAAGATGATGACATTATTGACACAACTAATCTTGAAAATATTGAGGGCAATACTATTAGCACCTCTTTACTCTCTCAAGCATCAGATCAGTCTGGTGATCAAGCTTCTGGTGATAACATCTCTACTGCTACTGATAGTGCTAGTATTGATGTTGAGTCTGTAACACCTGATTTTGTAACAGACCAATGGAGATCAGATAACATAGGCTTTAGTGCAAACAACTCTACCTGGCAAAAAAATACTGACGGAACATATACACAAACATTGTTATTAGACAAAAGCCCTTACGGAGTGTCTGGAGCTGATGCTGTAGATGTACAATACAAATGGGATGCTCAAGGAAACTTTATTGGTTTATCTGATGGCACGGAAGAAGCGGTTATAGGAGACACTATAACAAAGGATAGAGGAATAGCTGGAGATGCTGAAGATGCTGGCTTTGTCTTTAAGGATGATGATGGCAAAATTACAGGCATTGATATTGATGGCTATTTAAAATCCGTATCAAGTGATATTGCGTTTATTGAAGCAGAGCTAAGAGAAAAAGGACAGGCTGGCGAAACATTAGATATTCCTGGGCAAGATGATGGATCTAAAGCAACGGCAATTGATACTAATGGCGATGGGACTTTTGATTCTTATGCTATTAGGGATGGAGACAACAACATCTCTGTTATTACAAATGACGAGTATGATGCGACATATGGAAAACATGCAGAATTTGATTCTGAGTCTCAGATTAATACAGATCCAATTACTTTAGATGATGGTAACTTCGCATATGCATTTGATTCAAATGGTGATGGCGAAATAGACACTTATAGAATTGTTGGCCCAGATGGTATTGAAATTGAAACCATATCAGCAGATGACTATACAGGCACAGATTATGTTGCTGGATCTGGTGATACAACAGGCACAGTCGTAACGGCTGATGATGCTTCAACAGATGGATCATATTTAGGTATTATAAATCCATTAGCAGATGATGATGTATGGAAGACAGGATCAGAAGATGCTGATGGCGATGGTATACCAGACGGTATTTTAAAGACAGGGCTTTCAGCAGATCAAATAGAAACATTTACTTTTGCAGATGGATCTACAGGATATATTTATACAGTAAACATTCCTTCTAATCC